CATTTCCGCCTGGGCCTGATGGATGACAAGGATAAATCCCTCACCGGCCTGCTGCGCGAAAAGGAAGCCCGGGCACAGTTTGAAAAGGACAAGGCGGACATGCTCCGCCTTGTGCAGGAGCAAATCGGCTTTGCGGAAACGGAATACGACGTCTGGTGGAAGGTGTACCGCGACGCGGAGTCAACCCCCCCCGCGGATCGCACGGCGAAGCAGTGGTGGGATCTGGAGAACGCAAAGCAATGGTGCCTGTACTATGAGGATCAAAAACGCATGCTCTATGAGAGATTGGAGGAGGTGAAGACGTGGAGAATGGAGACGTCAAAAGCTCGCTCGTCCTGACAAAGGACATGGCTCCGCCCAAGCCAACCATCGACACATTCTTCACCCGGCTCAACGAGGAGTTCTCCGGTTCGATCCGCTACAACAGCCTGGCTGGGCGCGCGGAGCATTATGACTCGGAAGAAAAGGTCTGGAAGCCTTGGACGGACGTGCAGGATGCGACGCTTCGCTGGCAGTTCCAGCGGCAGGGCCTGACCCACAAGGAAAACCTTCTGGACGCTTTCCGGCTCTTTCTTGAGACGCACCAGGTCAATCCACTTACGGATCTGCTCGACTCGCTCCGATGGGATGGTACGCCTCGGATCGCCGAATTCCTCATTCGCATCCTGAAAGCACCCGACACGCCCTACACCCGCGAGGTATCCAGGCTCATCTTTACCGGCGGCATTCACCGCGCATACCGGCCCGGTTGCAAGTTTGACGACATGCCGGTGCTTATCGGCGAGAAACAGGGCGAGGGCAAGACAACGCTGGTGCGCTGGCTGGCTATGGAGGAGGAGTTTTTCCGGGAAGTCACAGACATGTCGGGCAGGGAGGGCATTGAAACGCTCTCCGGCGCCTGGATCTGCGAGGTGGGCGAGCTTCTGGCCATGACCCGCGTGAAGGAAGCGGAGGCCGTCAAGAGCTACATTACCCGCCGTGAGGATACTTACCGAGCGCCCTACGACCGCCATCCCCAGACTAAACCCCGCCGGTGCATTTTCATCGGCACGACGAACAACGCACAGTTTCTCTCCGACAAAACCGGCAACCGGCGCTTCTATCCTGTCCGCTGTCACTGCACGGGCTATGATCTTTTCAACCACGAGGAGGAAATCAAGCTCTACATTCGCCAGTGCTGGGCGGAGGCGCGGGCGCTATACCTGGAGGACAAGCTGCCGCCCTATGCGAGCCGGGATTTGCTGCCGGAGATTCGGGAGATGCAGGAAAATGCCATGGAAGATGATTACCGCATTGGAATGATCCGCAGCTATATGGACAGGAAAGCGCCCGGTTCTATGGTGTGCGTGATTGAACTGTGGGATAAGGCGCTCGGACTTGACTCTAAGGGCCGACCTGGCCGGAAGGACTCCATTGAAATTATGCAAATCGCTTCCCGTGTGCCAGGGTGGGAGCGATCTGAAAAAACAGTGCGCACTGACGATTATGGTATCCAAAAAGTGCTGATCAAACGCTTTACTGCGCTGGATAAACCGCCGGACTGCCCCTTCTGAGCGTAACCGAGATTTGAGTCGGTTACACTCGGTTACGCCTCTCGGTTATCCGCAAACCCTTGATTTTCCTACGTTTTTTCTCTTTTTGTAACTGAGAACCAAGAAAATAAAGAAAAAGAAAATTATCCTGGGAGAAAGTTATAGAAAAGTCGGTTACTCGGTTACACCCAAAGACCGCAAACCCTTGATTTTCCTACGTTTTTTGCGTAACTGACCCATGTAACTAACTCAAAAACGGAGGGATGAAGCCATGACGGAAAAAAACACGGAGATCATGCGCGACGCTTTCCGGCTGCTGGCCGAGTTTGAAACGCCGCCGGAACCTGGCGATAGTACCTACTGGCCGAATTTGATGAAAAAGCAGCATGAAATGAAAATGAAATGGCATGGCGATCCGCTGGCCGTGCACATGTCCACCGCTGTCTGCGATGCGCTGGCGGACGAGCAGAAGCGGATGTATCCTGAGCAGATGAAAATGACCGTGTAACAAGAGGAGGACAACCCGAGATGAAGATTCTGCGAGCCACGTCCCGAGGCGAGCTGGACAAGTGGTATGACGAAAAGGCGCTCAAAAGCCTGGACGAAGAGCAGGGACGCCGCCGGCTGTGCGGCGCGGAGGTGGAGGCGCTGATCGGCTTCGCGACGGCGGACAACCTGCTGGACAAGTGCATGCCCGTGCTGGGTGATCTCATTGGCGAAAGCGGCCAGAAGCGCCGAGCCAGCATGATCTCCCCCATGACGCGCAACATGCTCTACGGCCTTGTGCGCAAGGTGCAGGCCAACCAGCTGATCACCATCGCCAACAACGTTAACAACGTGAATATCACGCTCTCTGCTGTACCCACGGGCGGCTATTGCAATATCGCATGGGAGCATATGCAGACGATCTGCGATCAGGCGCTTGCCACCTGTCAGATGGGCTGCGACAAGAGCCGTGACGAAAGCAAGCGCTGCCCGGTGCGCAAAGCGCTGGACACGGTACCCGGCCTGCGCGAGGTGCGCAAAAGCCGTGGAAATACTCAGGACTGTCCATATGCGGACATGAGCCTGGAATGGGAGGTACCCGAAGCATGAATGTGAAACTGATCCGCCACACCCTGTCCCCCGAGGAACTGGTCGCCATGGGTGCGCGGCTGTGCTACTCCAAGGCCGACATCGCAAGCCTTTGCGAAAAGGTCTCCAAGAAAGACCAGACCGCTTTCGTGGAAAAGCTGCGGGAGATGGGCCATGAAGCGGTCTTTGAGCACGCCAGCTTTACCTTCGGCATCGAGGGCGTGAGCCGCGTGCTGCTGGCCCAGATCACCCGGCACCGCATGGCGAGCTTCTCGGTGCAGTCCCAGCGCTATGTGGCCATGCGCGACGGCTTTCCCTACGTCACCCCGCCGCGGATCGCGGCTTTGGGCGAGGAGGCCGTCAAGCGCTACGACAACCAAATGGCCATGATGGCCCGCTGGTACACGGACTGGATGGACGCCCTGGGCGAGGACTCCGCCGAGGATGCGCGCTTTGTGCTCCCCGGCGCCTGTGAGACGCGGCTGATGGTGACCATGAACGTGCGTGAGCTGCGGCACTTCTTCTCCCTGCGCTGCTGCCGGCGGGCGCAGTGGGAGATCCGCGCGCTGGCGGATGAGATGCTGCGGCTGTGCTACCAGGTCGCGCCGGTGCTGTTTGCGGACGCGGGCCCCGGGTGCGTGAGGGGCGAGTGCCCTGAGGGCGAGAAGAGCTGCGGGAACTGGCGGGCGTTTGAGCTGGATGAGATTGTGGGGAGGGTGTTGGACGAATGACCATGTGGAGCCGCAACGGTAACTGCTGGACATTCTTGCCCATCCCCAGTGTGACAGTGATAAACGTGATGACCAGCCGCGGGCCTGGATGGGCGGCATTTATGCACGGCGTACCTCTTGCAGGGATCAAAGCAAGCAAGAGCAGCGACCGGGTTAAGCGGGCCGTTTGGGAGTATTTCGACAGGAGGGTGGAGCTGTGAGAATCCTTGTCGCCTGTGAGGAGTCCCAGGCGGTGACCATTGAAGGAAGAGCCCATGGGCATGAAATCTACAGCTGTGACATCCAGGACTGCTCCGGCGGCCATCCTGAGTGGCACATCAAGGGTGATGTCATCCCGCTGCTGAATGGTAACTGTCGGTTTCAGACAATGGACGGCGAATGGCACGAGATAAAGGGGCGCTGGGATATGATCATCGCCTTCCCTCCATGCACAAAAACGTCAAATGCGGGAGCAAGGCATCTTTTCAAGGGCGGAAAGCTTAACCTGCAGCGATACTTTGATGGTATGTGCGGCAAAGCGTTCTTCATGACGATCTATAATGCGGATTGCGACAAAATCGTTATTGAAAATCCGACTCCTTCAAAAATCTTTGACTATCCAGAGCCAACGCAAGCCGTTCAGCCCTATCATTACGGCCATCCTTTTTCCAAGAAAACCCTTCTGTGGGACAAGGGGGTTAACCCTCTTGTCCCTACATGCGTTGTTGAGCCTTTAGCTACATGGTGCCCGTCTGGATCGTACTCTCATAAGCACGGAGACCAGCATAGGGGGATGTTCACGAAAGACAGGGCCAGAAATCGGAGCAAGACTTTCCCCGGCATTGCTCGCGCAATGATTGAGCAGTGGGCCGGGGACGCGAGAGAGGAGGAGAATCGTGAAGAAGCCTGAGGAGATCAAGAAGGGAAATGTGTGCTGCGGAAGCGGAAGCTGTGACGGATGTCCCTACAGGGACGAAGAGTACGGGGTAGACTCTTGCTGCGACGTATTGACGAAAGATACGCTTGCCTACATCCAGCAGCTCGAAGCCCAGGTGCCCAGGTGGATTCCCGTGGAGGAGCAGCCCGAACCGCCTGAGGATGGAGAGTATTGGTGTTATGGATATTGGATCGGCAGCGGAAGAAAGCAGGCAGAAACTGCGGAGTATTTGTGCGGAGAGTGGAAAATCGCAAACAACTTCGTTCTCACCCACTGGATGCCCCTGCCCGAACCGCCGGAGGAGGATGCACATGATTGACTGCAAAACGTTACAGCTCACCATTGACCAAATTGACGATATGCGTCACGCAGTTGGTCTTGAACCGAGAAAATTGCGGAAAAATCAATGGAAATGTACAGTGTACCGCAATTACTTCACAGCATGCATACATGAAGCAAGCTGGGAAGACCTTTGTAAAAAGGGACTTGCCGAAATGGCAACCTATCCCGAACAACGTCCCGTTGTCTACCGTATAACTCCTGAAGGATTGAAAGTCCTGCAGTATATCTTCGGTGTAACGTTGGAGGTGAAATGACAATGGATGACCTGATCAGCAAGAATGCACTATTGGAGATTATTAACAGTCAGCTTGTGCCGGACGGAATTGCGGAATCTTTCGCAGGACGTGTGCTGTGCCGAATTATTGCATCTGCTCCCACCGTGGACGCTGTGCCTGTGGTGATGTGCAGGGAGTGCATATACAAAAATACTCCGAGGTTCTGCCCGTATCAGATTTGCGGGTTTAGTGTAACGGACGATTGGTTCTGTCCCATGGGTGTTCGTAAGGAGGATGCACATGCCGGTTATTGATTTTGAAGCAAACTCTGTGTATGACCTTTTGTTGCGTGGTTTTACTTTGTTCCGCAAGTGTGTTGACTCTAAATGCAACGGAATGCATTGCTGTACTATGTGTGGCAATACGCTTGAATACGCATATATGGAGAATCGCTTATATGCTTTGCGTTGTCAGAAATGCAAAACGGTGACTCTAATCAGAGCAAGTTGTGTGTCAGAAGCTGCAGATGTTGTTGGGTACTGGGAAGAATTGGAGAATGATGACGATGTGGATGATTAACACAAAAGACCTGGATGGGAAAACCATGACTGCTTATCCGGAAAATACAAGGAGCGAGAAGGTATACATCAAGGGGTGGAATGATTGTCTCAGATACATCCATGAGTATGTTAAGAAAACCGAAGCAGAACCCGTGCGGCACTCTCACTGGGTTAAGTGCAATGGTGACAGATTTGCTCCTATTGGGGCGTATGGCTATTGTCACTTGTGCCATTTCTTTGACTCAGAACCATATAACTGGTGTCACGGATGCGGCGCAAAGATGGACGCAAAGGAGACAAGCACATGAGCAAATGGATTATAGCTATTGCATCCGGCATTACCTCCTGCCTTACCTGCTATGGCATGAGTTGGCTTGGTCACAATCCCCTTATTTGCATGGCAGTTGGCGTTTGGGCAGGCCTGACCGTTGCATCGATTATCAGATGCTTCTGGAGGTGACGCCATGAAACTCCTCGCCCTGACCTACCTCTATCGCCTCCTGCGCGACGCCAAGCAATCCCTGTCCCGCGCGGAAGCCAAGCCCAACGCCCCGCACTCGGAGCTTGCCTCCCTGGAGGAGCGTATCAAAATCCTCGACTACATTATCCCTATTATCATCAAATCGGAGGACGACGAATGAAGCTCTTGATGAACGGCATGCGCCAGCTGCGCGACCAGGAGGCTTTCCTGGCCGAGAAAATCCACGGCCCGACCTTCCCCAGCTTCCCCGAGGGTTACACCGCCCTGGCCGAAGAAGTGCAGGAGGCCCAGGACGAAATTGTGAAGGTCAATGCGGATCTGGCTTACATCCTGCGCTTCCAGCGGGATGAGGCTCCGAAGAAGCAGCAGATGGAGGACCTCTTGTATCACATGGAGCAGACCGCGCTCCAGGCTGCCTGCGAGCTTGTGCAGGTGGCTTACGTCGCCGGGAAGATGGCCCGGAGTCTGGAGGGATGGAAGTGACCGAGTACCGCAACACACAGATCCTCCAGGAAAATCTGGAGAAGATCATCCATCCCCGAGGCCGTGGCCGGTATCTGGGCCGCTCAAGCGTCTTTGACGTGCTGACCGAGGTCGCTTACCTCATGCGAAAGCATCAGGAGCGCGCCCAGGTCAACGACCATCACTTGGCCTGGTTTGACTATCACGCCCTGAACCCCGACGCGGTGATTATTTCCACGGACCCGTCCTGCAAGGCTGCGGTAGACGCGGCCAACCGGGCGCTGGAAATTCACATGGCTGACCTCAGGCGCAAGTAACGAGTGGAGGTGCGGCTTACGCCGCACGAGGGAAAGCGATTGGAACAATCGCCGACCGAAGCCAGCGCTGCCATCGGCAGTGATGGCCGGAACAGGAAAAGAGAGGAGAATGCAATGGATCTTCGGAGAATGCGGTTTCTGATCGATCGGCTCCCCATGGCACGGTTCCGGATCGACAAGGCCATGTCACAGGCCGCCAAGTGTACTGCAAGCCTCACGGGCATGCCCCGTGGAGGCGGCGGAGAGAGCCAGGTGGAGAGAGGCGTAGAGCTGCTGACCGCAGCGCGGGAGGCTCATGCAGCCATTTCACAGGAGCTCTATGATATGCGCCTGGAGCTTAATCCCATCATTGAGGCCATGGACGATCCGCTGCAAAAGACCGCCATGCGCATGCGCTACATCGACGGACTGAGCGTGCGGGAGATCGCGTACAGGATCAATTACTCCGAGTCGCATATCTTTCTTGTCCTGCGCACGGCGGAGAAGAAAATCGCCGCTGCGAAAGAAACATAATAGTCATAATAGTTCAGGACGTGCTACAATGGTATCGTGGAATCATGGGGAGAGGGCTTCGTGCCTTCTCCCTTTTGCGTTCCTTCCTTTCTTTTTCAGGGGTGTGTGCCTGGGTTATGCCCGATTCGGTCCGCAATGGCCAGCATGGGCGCACGGGAATGCCTCCGGCTGGTGGGGGCTGGGGGGAGACGTTGGAAAGGAGGAGTTCAATGACAATTAATGTTCTTGGAACTGATTATGTAGTCATCCGATGCGATTACAAAGACAAGCCAATTTTTGAAAAGCGGTCTATTGATGGTTATCATGATTCAACAGAAAAAGAAATTGTAATTGTTAACATGAAAACCTATCCAGGTTTTGAGGATAAGTCAGAGGAATATTGCAAGAAGGTCGAAAAGGAAATCCTCCGGCATGAAATTGTCCATGCATTTCTCTGCGAGAGCGGGCTTAATGATTCCTCGCTGCAATTCAATGCGGGATGGTCTAAAAACGAGGAAATGGTGGACTGGATTGCATTTCAGTTCCCGAAACTCTTGAAAGCATTCCAGGACGCTGATTGCCTGTGAACCTTCACGCTACGGCGCGAAAATTGCAGACAGCTCTCACCCTGCAAGGCCGTCACATCAAAATCAATCAATTTCAATCCTATTCCGAACGATCTGAAAGGATGGTGACGAAATTCGTGGTCTGTGAAAAGCGCAAGGTTGGATCGAAGATGAAGGACGTCTCCATCTGCGAAACGTACCAAATGGCGGACGTTGTAAAGGCGCTGGCGGCGATCCTGAACGGCGGCGGTGGTGGATGACGCTTACTCCCAAACAGAGGGCGTTTGCAGACTACTACATTGAATGTGGCAACGCATCTGAAGCAGCACGAAAGGCAGGATACAGCCCAAAGGGAATTGATGTGCAAGCATCCCGATTGTTAGGAAATGTTAGGATTTCCGCCTATATACAAGAGCGCATGGCCCATCAGGACGCTGCTCGTGTGGCGTCAGCTGATGAGGTCCTGCGCTTTTATTCTTCTGTCATGCGAGGCGAGGAAAAGGACGCCTTTGGCCTCGATGCTTCTTTGGCTGATCGGCTCAAAGCTGCTGACAGCCTGATGAAGCGCTATGCCATCGGAGCAGAAAAGCAGAAAGGAACGCTGGAAAAGCTGGACTGCTTGTTAAAGGAGATGCGAGATGCCGCATACGTGGACACCTAAACAAGCACAATTCATCCGCGAAGGAAATCATCGCTGGAACTTCAAGGGCGGTGCAACCCGTTCCGGCAAGACGTACATGGATTTCCGAGTCGTAATCCCGTCTCGTATCCGCGAACGTGCTGGAAAGGATGGCCTGACGGTGATTCTTGGCGTCACCAAGGCCACCATCGAACGAAACGTGCTGGAGCCGATGCGGACGCTGTACGGAGATGAATTGGTCGCATACATCTCCTCAGACAACACAGTGGTGCTGTTCGGTGAAAAATGTTACGCTCTGGGCGCTGAAAAACTGTCCCAGGTGTCAAAACTTCGCGGATCTTCCATCAAGTATTGCTATGGTGACGAAGTCGCGGACTGGTCGCCTGACGTGTTCGGCCTGCTCAAAAGCCGTCTGGACAAAGACTATTCATGCTTTGATGGAACTTATAATCCGCAGGGGCCCACGCACTGGCTCAAGGAGTTTCTCGACAGCGATGCGGATATCTTCTCCCAAGTTTACACCATTGACGACAATCCCTTCCTCCCCAGCGCATTCGTAGAGAATCTGAAACGGGAGTATCAGGGAACGGTTTTGTATGACCGATACATCCTTGGTCTGTGGGCTGCGGCTGAAGGTGCACTGTTCACTACTTACCCGGAATTTACGGACGATGTAACGCTTCTGCACAACGGTGTAGCCCATGTAGATGCGTCTTATGGTGGTTCTGACTACACTGCATTTACCTGCGGGCATAGGATTGGAGACAAGCTATACCTGTACGGAAAGCTGTGGAGTCGACACGTTGATACGGTGGTAGACTTCATCGTTCAAAAGACCCATGAATTGCGATGTTCGCCGATCTACATGGAAACCAACGCTGACAAGGGTTATCTTGGCCGGGAATTCCAGCGTAACGGTGAACAAGCCCGCATGTACAACGAATATCAGAACAAGTTTTTCAAGATTGCAACGTTTCTGCGGAAATGGTGGCCCAATATTGTCTTTCTTGAGGGGACGGACAAGGCTTACATTTCGCAGATACTGAGCTATACCGAAGCAGCCGACCACGACGACGCGCCCGACTCCGCCGCCTGCGTGTGCCGGATTCTGGACCGAAGGGAGTGACCCCCATGTATACCCAATACACCTTTCAGGACTGGGAGCTGACTCCCGAATTCCAGCGCCCGGATATGCTGCTGGACGTGGTCCGCAGCTACAAGGCGTCTGACGACTTCCTGCACGCGCTGGAAGCGGCGGACTACTTCGCCGGAGCCAACCGCGCCGTGGGCCAGAAGGTCATGCTGCGCCCCATGGCCTACCCTGGCAGCACCTACGATGGAGTTAAAACCATCATCGAGAACAAGGAAATCGTGGGCGCGCGCGTGTACTCCAATTTCTTTTTCCGCTTCGTGACGCAGCAGAACCAGTACTTGCTGGGCAACGGCGTGACGCTGGACGACGAGGCCACCAAAGCGCGGCTGGGCCTGGGCTTTGACAAGGCGCTCGAAGCGCTGGGCGAAAAGGCGCTGGTGGCGGGCGTTGCCTGGGGCTACTGGAACGAGGACCATCTGGAGGTCATCGAGGCCGCGCGGGATGCGCTGAGCGGCTTTGTGGCGCTGGTGGATGAAGAGACCAGCGCGCCGCGTCTGGGCGTGCAGTTCTGGCAGATTGACGTGCAGCGGCCCATGTACATTCGCCTCTTTGAGGAAGACGGCGTGAACGTGTGGCGCTACAAGGATAATGCACTGACCGAGGTCCAGCCCAAGCGGGCCTATCGCCTGCGGATCGCCCGGGATGCTGCCGGCGTGATGATCATGGGCGGCAGCAATTACGGCGCGCTGCCCCTTGTTCCTCTCTACGCCAACACTGAGCAGCGAAGCGAGCTCACGCCCTCCATCAAGTCCAAGATCGACGCTTATGACCGCATTTCCTCCGATTTTGTGGATAACCTGGACCGCGCCAATGACGTGTACTGGGTGATCAACAATTTTGGCGGCAGCATGCGCGAGATGGCCGAGATGATCCGTCAGATCAACGAGCTGCGTATGATCGCCAATATCTCCGACGGCACGGGCGTCAACTCCACCGCAGAGCCCCACGCCTTCGAGGTGCCTTACGAGGCGCGCAGGACGGCGCTGGATCTGCTGGAAAAGGCGCTGTATCAGGACTTCATGGCCCTGAGCATGGACGAGCTGACCGGCGGCAGCCTGACCAACGTGGCGATCCAGGCGGCGATGACCAACCTGAACCTGAAGTGCGACCGCTACGAGTGGCAGTGCTTTAGGTTTGTGCAGCAGGTGCTCAAACTGATCGGGGTGCAGACGGAAAACATCCGGTTCATTCGGCAGGAGATTGTCAACCGTTCCGAGACGGTGCAGGACATCGGCATGATGCGGGATTATATCGACGATCAGACGGCGCTGGAGCTCAATCCCTACATCCTGCAGGAGCAGGTGCCCGAAATCATGGAGCGCGTGGCAGCGGAAAAGCTCAGCCGTGTGCAGACTCCCGTCCTCATGGCTGCGATGAACGAGGTGGAGGAGGAAAATGAGGAAAAGCAGGACGCTGGAAAGGGCTGACGCTCTGGAGGCGAATATGCTGGCCGCAACTGCCCGGGCATATGACGGGGCTGTGGCTGCGGTGATCCGCAAGCATGCGCTGTCGCTGCGGCTTGTCCGCCAGTTGGAGGACAAGGGCGAGTATGAGCGGGCGCGGATGCAGATCCGCGTTTGCGGACTGATTGACGACCTTGCCCGGGCCATCGCCTCTGCCGGGCAGGATTCGGCGGCCCTGATCCGCTCCGCGCTTGGCGAAATCAGGGAGGTGATGGCCGATGATGACGGCGAGACGGCTTGAAGCGCTCAGGCGAGTCGCTGAGGGCGAGCCTCCCATGACGAAGGTAGCGCTGGACGGACTGAATGATCCCGAGGGCATTCGCCGACAGCTGCAGGCTGAGCTGGAAAGACACATCAAGGCCAAGGAGGGTTTCTCCGGCCTGATGGAGCGCATTCAGAAGGTCACCGCTGCCAATGCCAACCGCGCGGCAAGGATTGCGCAGACGGAGAAAACCCGCGCCGTTGGCATTGGCAGC